CAGCAAAAATTAAGAACATGACATTTAAACAACCGCTTCAATCTAGTGGTGGTTTAGATGTATATAAACAACCTGAAAAAGGTAAAACATATGTTTGTACGGTTGATGTTGCAAGAGGTGTGTTAAAAGATTACTCAGCATTTGTAATTATGGATGTAACACAAATGCCTTTTGAGATTGTTGCCAAGTTTAGAGATAATGAAATTAAACCATTATTGTTTCCTCATACTATTGATAGAGTTTGTAAGGCATATAATACTGCTCATATATTGGTAGAAGTAAATGACCTAGGACAACAAATAGCAGAGGCGTTACAATTTGAATTAGAGTATGACAATATATTGATGACAACACAAAGAGGTCGTGCAGGTCAAATATTAGGTGCTGGATTTTCAGGACGAGGTTCTGGATTTGGTGTCAAAATGACAAAACAGATTAAAAAAATAGGTTGTTCAAATATTAAATCATTGCTAGAAAGTGATAAAATTGTAGTAAATGATTTTAACATAATAGAAGAGATGTCAACATTTGTTAAGCGTGGTCAGTCATGGATGGCAGAGGAGGGTTGTACAGACGATTTGATGATGTGTCTAGTCATATTCGGGTGGCTTGCAAACCAACCATTCTTTAAAGAAATGACAGATACAAATGCTAGACAAATGATGTATGAAGAACAACAAAATCAAATTGAGCAAGATATGGCGCCTTTTGGCTTCGTAGATGATGGTACACCAGACCACGAAAAGGTAGAGGTTGATGAATACGGAGATGTATGGCACCCGGTGGTGCGTAAGGGGTTGTAGATTGTGTTTATTATAAATATCAATAAGGTTGAAATTTGAATATGGGCGTATGAATAATACGAATATTGAATATTTTAAAATAATTAGCTAATTAATAGGAGAAAACCAAATGGCATTTCAAGTATCACCAGGTGTTCTCGTACAGGAAAAAGACCTAACTAGAATTATTCCTGCTGTATCAACATCTATTGGAGCTTTTGCTGGTAAATTCAGTAAAGGACCTATGGACGATATAATCAGTATTTCTAGTGAACAAGAATTAGTGAGTACATTCGGTAAACCGGATAGCACAAACTTTGAAGATTTTTTTAGTGCTGCTAACTTTTTACAATACTCTAATTCGTTGAGAGTTGTCCGTGTACAGAATTCATCTGTATCAAATGCTACCGAGAGTGGTAGTACATTTGTTATAAAAAATACTGAAGATTACCAAAACAATCATGCTGATGGTTCTGCTTCTGTAGGATTATGGGCAGCTAGAACAGCTGGCGCATGGGGAAACAATTTACAAATTTCAACATGTCCGTCTGCTACTGCTTATGAAGAAGTCAACAAAACAACCGTCAATGACGCCTCAACAGCTGTCGGAGATACGGTAGTTACGGTTACAAGTGGTGTAGGTATTACTGCTGGTGACATAGTAAACTTTGGAGACCAATTTGAATACAGAGTAGTAAGCGTTTCTACTAACGATTTATCAATTGTTAGAAAAGAAGAACCAGCATATTTTGGTACAACAGATTCATCTGGATTACATGAAGCACTAACAAACGGTGCTCAAGTAAGACGAAGATGGAAATATTATGATTTAGTAAACAAAGCGCCAGGAACTTCACCATATGCGTCAGCAAAAGGTGGAAGTAATGACGAACTTCATGTTGTAGTTATTGATGAAGATGGCGGAATCACAGGTACAAAAGGTGATGTATTAGAAGTTTATAATGCATTATCAAAAGCTTCAGACGCTAAAACACCTCAAGGTTCTGACAACTATTATCCAAATGTAATCTACAATCAATCTAGTAACATTTACTGGATGGACCACAACGCTTCAGGTACAAACTGGGGTAGTGCAGCCGCTGGAACAACATTTACAGATGTAACTGCTGTTTCAAATGTATCATTATCAAATGGTAGTGATGGTTCAGCTGCAACAACTGGTCAAAAGAAAACTGCTTATGAAAAATTTGCAGATTCAGAAACGGTTGATGTAGGTCTAATCATAGCAGGTGCTGGAGACAAAACACATATTGACAATCTAATTACAATCGCAGAAAACAGAAAAGACGCAATCGTATTTGCTTCTCCTGAGCGAAGTGATGTAGTTAATATTGCTGACGCAAACACACAAAAAGATAATGTTATCGGATTTTTCAATCAGATTAACTCAACATCTTACGCTGTGTTTGATAGTGGTTACAAATACATGTATGACAGATATGCTGATTTATACAGATATGTTCCACTAAACGGTGACTTAGCAGGTCTAGCCGCTAGAACTGACCTTATTGCAGACTCATGGTTCTCACCAGCAGGTCTAAACAGAGGTATTATCAGAGGCGTAGTTAAACTTGCATTTAATCCAACTAAAACTCAAAGAGATGAATTATACAGAGCTAGAGTAAATCCTGTGGCAACATTCCCAGGACAAGGCACGGTATTATTCGGAGATAAAACTGGATTATCAGCACCTTCAGCATTTGATAGAATCAATGTAAGAAGATTGTTTATCGTACTAGAAAAAGCGATTGCTACTGCTTCTAAATTCCAATTGTTTGAATTCAATGATGAGTTTACTAGAGCAAACTTTAGAAACATTGTTGAGCCGTTCTTACGAGAGGTACAAGGTAGAAGAGGTATCACGGACTTTTTAGTAGTATGTGATGAAACTAACAACACAGGTGAAGTAATTGATAGAAATGAATTCGTTGCTGAGATTTTTATTAAACCAGCAAGAAGCATTAACTTCATTACTTTACAATTTATCGCAACCAGAACTGGTGTCAGTTTTGATGAAGTTGCAGGTTAAGGAATAGGAGAAACAAGATATGCCAAATATTAATGACTTCAAAGCCAAACTTGCAGGTGGTGGCGCAAGAGCCAATCAGTTTAAGGTAACAATGCCTTTTCCTGGTTACGCACAAGTTGGTGGCGAAATAGAAGAGCTTGCTTTTCTTTGCAGAGCTACAGCATTACCAGGTATGACCGTACCAGGTTTCAATGTGCCTTTTAGAGGCAGAGCTGTGAAATTAGCAGGTGATAGAACGATTGACGATTGGTCAGTTACGGTTTATAACGATACAAATTTCAAATTGCGTAATGCTTTTGAAAGATGGATGAACGGTATAAACAATATGACAGATAACGAAGGCTTGACAAATCCAGCGGATTATCAAGTTGACGCATTTGTTGACCAATTAGATAGAAACGGTGCTACAATTAAGTCTTACACTTTAAGAGGTGCATTTCCTAATACAATAGCTCCGATTGAATTGACTTATGATGAGCAACAAGCGATTGAAGAATTTGCTGTTACTTTTTCATATCAATACTTTGAAAGTAATACTACTACTTAATACATAAATAGTAGAAAGTAAAGGAACATTATTATGGCTGAATTATTTGGGTTTTCTATCACACGGTTAAAGAAACAAGCAGACCCGAAACAAAGCTTTACACAACCACAGGCGGAAGATGGTACACAAACTATCGCCGCCGGTGGTTACTTTGGTCAATACCTCGATATGGAGGGGCAGGCCAAAACAGAGCAGGATTTAATTCGTAGATACAGAGAAATTGCCTTGCACCCCGAGTGCGATATGGCAATTGAGGATATTGTCAATGAGGCAATTGTAGCTAACGAACTTAAAGACGCTGTAAAGTTGCGTTTAGACACTTTACCGTTTGGTACGGAAATCAAAAGAAAAATAGAAGACGAATTCCAAGAAGTATTAAGATTATTACAATTTAATACTAGAGGGCATGATATCTTTAGAAGATGGTATGTTGACGGAAGAGTTTACTATCATAAAGTAATTGATAGAGAATCACCTGTAAAAGGTATTACAGAGTTAAGATATATTGACCCTAGAAAAATTAAGAAAGTTAGAGAAGTCAGAAAACAAAGACCTGATGGACCTACTCCTCACGGATTAACGGTAGTTGACCATATTGAGGAATATTTTTTATTCAATGAAAAAGGTGTGGCAGGTACAACATCTGGTGGTATAAAAATT